TGTTTAGGCGGCATAGGTTGACCGGTCTTACCTGCCTCGATTACTTCTGGAGGAACAATCGTTCGGAGTCTATTCCGAAGCTCAATGTTATTCATGAGAGGAAGATTCTCTACGAACAGGTCTGCCATTAGGTTAAACAAGTCTGGATTAGCCTGAAGGATGAGTTGCATCGAGTTCAGCGCCTCTTCCTTCTGCCCTTCCCAGCTAGGTCCTGGCACTAATCGGATAGTGTAGCGTCCTTTAGTCATGTCGTGCTGAGTCTGTGTGCCGTACTCATCCATCTGCTTGTTGATGGTGATAGGTTCGACACCACGCTGTTTCATGTTTAGCATTACAACACGCTCAGTATCGTAAACTGTGGGTATCATCTCATCGACAATTTGTGCGCAACAAGCAACAGCGCGATTGAGATTATCAAAAGGGAGATGCGTATTGTAAGAGCTGCGTTTGTTTCTCGCATCAATTGCAATCTTAGAGACCTCATTACTCTTTTCACCGATAAACGCATCATACATTCCTGTGCAGGTTTGAATATCACGTTCCGCCCTCTCATATTGTTGGACAAGTGAGACCGATAGCTCTGGTGGCTTAAGTTGCATTGGCACGAACCCATCACTAGCGGGGTCGAACACCAATCCACCTTGTACGTTAGACGGGTCACGCCAAATGGCTTGAGTATCTCCGCTCCGTACGTTCTCTTTACTCACCAAGAACTGGTCATATCTTCCTATCTTTACCAGATAAGCAGACTGCGTGCCAAGGTAATTAATGTATCGTTGTGCGTCCTTTGTGTCTTTAAAGAACGGCCTGCACACTTGCGTGCCTTCTTTGTTCCAAAATGAGTTCTGGTCAACGAACACAAGAGGTAGTTGCTTGCTAGGAAAGTCTGATGCCTCTAGTTCCCAATCTCCGGCATATAGGTATTTCTTAACCTTGTAGTCTGCAGTGTTACGCTCGTTCACAATAGTGACCGGCACGCCATCCGCATTAAGCAGCATCTCTTTGTCTTCAATCATGATGCGCTCAAGGTCTTTGAACTCCTCATCATTGACTGTCGAGCCATCTGACAGCTGACGAATTTTCTGACGCTTGTACTTTCTTTCCCACCAAGTGACCAAGGTAACTGACTCATCATCATTGAACACCGAGCCTTCTTCGATATTTGATGGAGGGATGTCTTGCTCTATCTCTTTGCCGTAGATGGACGCAAACTTCTGTCTGGACATCCTGCTCTGTAGATAGCAGAACATGCCATCTGTTCCCATCCAGCTCTGGTTGGTATCTTCTCTTCTCTGATTCGGATGACTTGGTTGAATGAGTAGTCATTCTCGTACTCCGTGTCCACGTAGAAGCAACCATATCCGCCACATAATGCAGATTGGAAGGCTGTCTGGAACACTTCCTTTGACTTGCTATCAAATGTAATGTCATGAACAAGAGCTTCGCGTACTTCAACCGTTTCTTCAGGTGTGTTGTTATCTGGAACGCACTCAATTGACGGTGTATTTTGCCTCTGTTCGCCTAGCAAATGGTTGGCAAGAGGCGCTAGTTTGTTAAAGGTGAGCGGAATCTTCTTGTATGTCTCAAATACACGCGCCTCTTCATCCAGCCATTGGTTGCCCCAGATGAACTGCATGTACTCGTTGTACGTGTTCTTGTTGTCCTTCCAATAATTCTCCCAGGTGGCGATTCTTTCTTGTATTTCCTGGGCCTTTTTAGGCTTTTTACGTGGCATAACATCATCCTATCAGTTACATAGCAAATAGTGTATCAGATAAACAGGCTCCTGTGATGCTGTGGGATTAAGTTGGCCTGGAAGCTACTTGTTCCTACGTTAGGGCCCATAGCAAATGTCATCATCAAAGCGTCTGCGAGGTCACAAGATGGCATTCCTCGCTTCCTGAGGTCGTCTTTGCTTTCAATGAGGAGCTGTCCATTACTTCGATGCTTGAATCCAAGACTACAAAGGTCGGAGTGCAGTTCATCTGAGTCTGGAATCTGTACGGGAATCTCTCCCATGAGCCAGTCTCGCATCTCTGACCATAACTCAGCTCTAAGGTTACCGAACCTTTCTTTGTCGTTGGCGCTTCTCGCCACATTAATTCCTTCGACACAATGAAACCCCATCTCTTGTAGTCTATCTACGACACCAGCGCCAATACCAATCGAGTCAATGAAGACCTTGGCTGGCTTCTCTTTCTCAATCATAGTCTTGAGCTTACCCGCGAGCTCCATTGTGTTGTAGTTCCTGAGAATTTCGCAATCAAATGCGACTCTTGCCTTACGCTTAATGATAACGCAACGGTCATTGTCACCGATGGCCGGGTCAACGCCTATAATCAGCGCGCTAGAGCGACAGTCAATCGATTGCTTGCGCGCCTTGGCAACATAAGGAGAAGGGATGAACGTGTCATCTACAGGGTTTAAAAAGGCATCTGCGGCACAGCATGGATATTCTTGGTTGAATAGCTTTACACCGAGGTCGTGGTCGCTAGAAAACTGTCCTATCTTAAACCGTCTCCAATAGATATGTTCTCGTGTCATGCCATTAGGCTCATACAGCGATAGCAGCTGGCTCTCATCTTCGGATAGATGTATCTCTTCTGGTAACTGGTTGTAGAAGGCTCGGTACTCGGGCTGCCAGTACCATGGCACGAAGATAGCTTGGAAGTTCGACTTCCCTTGTTCGCTAGCTACCCAAACAGAATGGAAATAATTGCCAATTCCGTTCGCAGTAGACTCAAGAATAATCTCCGTGCCATCCTGTTCTCCCACTGCTTGCATAAGTCCTTGGGCATGCTCGGCTGCGTTTGGCCAAAAAGCCACTTCCGAGCCGTGTAGCAGTTGGACAGTTTGAGAGCGTCCAGTTCCTTTAGCCCCTGCTGTTCCAATTGCATATCCGCTATCCAGGGAATCAAATCTGAGCTCTTTAACTGAGTCTCGTCCAGCTCGTGGACATAGCCCAGAGGGTAAGTGTTCATAATACCTCTTGGTCATCTCGAATAGATTCTTGGTTGCTGCTGCTTCATGGGTCAGGATGAATGTCTTGATGCCCATGTTAGTGATTGTCTTGTGGAAATAACGAGCCTGAACGTAGGTGGAGCATCCCTGCTGGCGTCCCTTTAGGATTATCGCCCTGACTTTCCCTGTTTCAGCTCGTTGCGCTTCTAGGCGCTCATGTATGTACAATTGCGCTCTATTCAGCATGAACTCTGTGACTAAGCCTGATTTCGTGCGTATCTTGAAGAAGTTCTCCGAGAAGAACCTGAAGTCACGTAGTTGAGAGAGGTTGTCCATACTTTTCGATATGCTCCTTCTCTACTTCTTTCTGCATCTTGCGTAAGAAGATGACCTTTTGCTCTTCAACAAGCTCACGAAGCCGCTCATTACCCATAAACTTTGTGTTGCCTTTGTATTGCATGGCCTCGAGCATCATCAATAGATGCGCTTTCATATTCTTGTGCTCTTCAGCCTTTAAAGTCATGACAATACCTTGTTCGTGACTATCTTATGCAATGCCTCAATGCGTTTATAGCATTCTTGGACATGGCCAGTAAGTTGGTTAAATTGGTCTTGGAGTGTAGCGTGGCTCTTGATAAGTTCAACCATCTGTATTTGCTCAACAGTTGCTTCTTCAAGTATTGGGATTTCTAATGTTTCTCTATCTGGCTGAAGCATTTTTCGTCCTTTTAATTAGCCCGAGATTTATGCATGATAACAGAGGCCTCCGGGCTTATCCATTTGGCGGATGTGCCGGATTCTCACCGGCTTCTCTCTTTCGAGCGCATTAGCATTTATGCTATCAACCTCATACCCTAACTGAGCTAATCAGGTTTGGCGTTTAACGGTTACCCGTTTATTCTTTTCTACCCAGGAGCTGCTCAATGAGCGTGTCTCTGACATCTTTAGGCGGAATATCAGAGTAATCTTCTCTGAATCGGTTCTTCATCGTAAATTGCCAGCTAGAGCCAGCAAACTTATCGATGCAACCTGTTACGCCTTGCTTGCCTATTCCTTCCCAGAATTTCTGAGAGAGTCGCTCGCCCTTCTTTGCTATCTTGCTAAAAGGGTGATTCTTGTCATTCTTCCATTGGTAGTATGTTTCCCTACTAATGTCTAAATCACAGCACACACTAACAATACTTTCCCCTTCCTTGAAGGCATTTAGGGCTATCTCATCCATTGAAGGGTCATACTTTTCATTCCACTCAGCCATGACCTTTGCCTCTTTTAGTGTCAGGTAATTTAACTAGGACGACCCATAGGCTGCTTGTTTACTTTAGCGCCTTTCATGTTTTCTAATGGGTACTTAGCTTGATGGTCAGCCTTAGCATTCCAGCTTGGGTACATAGAGCCACGATTCATCTCTTCAGTAACACGCTTGTAGCCAGAAGGCATGCAATATGCTTCGTTCTCTACCGCTCCACCCTTTTCGTATTCGCTCATTTTGCCAACTCCGTGTAGTTGTTTGGTTTATTATCAATGAACCTTATGTCTGCGTCAACTATATGTTGGTGGAAAGGGAAGGATTCGAACCTTCGCGTCTTTTGGAACCAGATTTACAGTCTAGCTGTTTCAGCCTCTCACACACCTTTCCATTGTGGTCACTTATACCATACTTGGTCTTCAGCTCATCTATCCAGTTCATCACACCCTCTAGGTAACAATCTATAGCGTGGATATCTTGTGTACTTCCTGTGTATAGATGAACCATAACTTGTCCCCAGAAACTGTGTATAACCTTGTGGAGAATTATACCAAATCCAGTATATTCGGGCAATGTAAGCCGTGCTCAAATATTTCTCTAAATATTATACGAGTAGTGTTGACTATACGAGCAGTGTCGTATACAATTCACTTATTGAATCAGCGGAGAGAAAAAATGAGCTATGAAGTGAAAATAAATGATACCAAGTATCACGCATCACAAAATAACCCCTACAGTAATGAATGGCATGCGGTAGACGAAAACTACGACGCTGAACACGATGGATTTGATTGGAACTCAGAATCCCATGTAGGTTCTGGAGATACGAAGATAGAGGCATTGATTGACCTCTTAGCCAATTATGACGAATTCAGTGACGAGCAATATAACTACATCGTATCAAGGCTAAAAGCAGGCGCAACGGAGATAACGGCATGAAATTAGAATTAAAATGCGTCCAGAAGATAGAAGAAACATCATGGGACATTCAAATAAGAAATAAATCAAATAAAAATCCCGGGCTTTCTGGGTGGAACCTATCAAAACATGGGATTGAGGATTTTATTGCTCAACTAGAGTTAATTATCGGCGAATTAAAATATCACACAGAAACAAGTAGCTAATAAAGGCGGCAAGAATAGGATATGAACATGATTAGCAATTACGAAATACACTTCAACGAACACCTCGACAACGACTGGCAACTATCATCTGACGAACTAGTAATAAACTAAATATTTATCACAGAGGACAGATATGTTTAAGTGGCTAAGAAGAGGTAAGCTGAAGGGTAATGAGCCTTACGGGCATCAGCTTATCTTGGTAAATGAGGTTTCATGGAAGTCTTTGGTGTGTGAGCTCGAGAGAATTCACAGAGAATATGGAATCTATATCTCGTTCACCCAGTGCGTCACATTTCACGATAATGCGATTGACGTCAGCGCTAGAGTATATTTCGGAGACCTGATTGATTCTTTTGAGTCGACTAGTGTTGAGTCTTTGATGAAGGTTCTGCCAAGCATTGAGATGCTGTTAAAGCAGAAGAAAGAAGAGAGGAGAATAAGAGATGGGTTGGTCAGAATGTCACGGGGATGAGGATATCATTGCCGCAGAATACGCAGAATTACAAGAAGAGAAATACTGGCAAGACGCAGATAACTTTGAGGAGGAAGAATGAAGCTAGAGATTAAGATGACCAATGAAAAAGAAAGATTCCCAGAGATTGAGGCGATGTGGATTAACGGAGAAATTAAATACTCCCATGGCGCAGCATCTTTCACGCACTCCTTTTGCGTAGAGAATAGGGATGAGCTTGAAGACCTTGAATCTCACATAGAATCCATAGCATTCGCGATTCGAGATTTCAGAATGAAGAACTTTCCTGAGAGCGAGAGTATAGATGAGTAACAAGATGCTAAAAGTAACACGTATAGAATTCTGTGGACTGGAGAATAACTCATCTGATGCCCTATCCGTGGCAGAAGAGAGGTTCTTCCAAGACAAAGATGGAAAGACAGCGCACTACTGGGCTGGAGAATATATTTCATCCAAGCCTGTCATGATGTATTTGGGATGGAATGGGGAAGTTTACCCTCAGTTCAGACTCAAAGAAGTTTCGGTGGGGTAACATGCTAGATATTGAAGACTTAATGTCACATCACTATGCTGTAGATGCTGAGAGTGAGCCAGAATCCCATATTCCGTGGCATCTACACTACATAGATTTCACAGAAGAGCATGAAGGAATGATATCTCTGGACGAAAAACATGCGAGAATACTCCTAGAAAATGCAAAGGGGCTCATCAGAGCGTGCGAGAAAGTTCTAGGAGAACAGCAAGATGCTAATACTAAGCAGGAAACCAGGAGAGTGCATAATAATCGGCGACGACATCATCATTCGCGTGCTGCCACCCAACAAAAAGATAAACCGAACCAATGAAGTCAGACTAGGTATTGAAGCTCCGATTGGAACCAAGGTTCACCGGGAAGAAGTATATCTCAAGATTCAGGAGGAGAAGGGTTAGAGCGCCCCCTCTTCTTCCATCTCTTCTTCAAGAAACCCATCCATGCTCATGTTCACAATTTTCAGGATTGACTTCCTGAGAATCTGTGCCGAGCGCTCTGCGTCCTTAACCTCTTCGATGAGTCTCTCATTCTCCAAATTCAGGCTCGTGATATCTCCCTGAAATATTGTTCGCCACAACTCAATCTCATGGAGTCGTTTTGCTATTGCAGCACACTCTGGATTTTCACACATATACACTCCGTTGTTATTCTAGTGCCCAGAAAGTAAATTTGTAGCCGGCATCAAGCTATCTGGGCGTTTGATTATAGCATTTTCTGCTTGTAAATTCCGTCAATTCTGCCGTTTTTTGCAAGTTCTACATGTTGCTAATCTTGTCCAGCAACTCAGAAATCTTCTTGTCTTTGTCCTCAGATAGTTTTTGCGTGTGCTCATGAAAAAGTTGCTGTGAGCGCTCCAGCTCCTCTACTCTTTTGCGGTAGTATTGGCAATCTTTATTCTGACATATTTCATCAGTCATGCTGCTCTCCTTTTTTAGGACCAAATGGCGTGAATTTATCTTTTAAGGGCTTCAAATTCATGGGCAATCTCACTGAAGTCTGGTCGATTTCCCTGAATATTCCGTTCTTGAACTCCATGTGAACAGTGAATAGCCCTGCGTCTTCCCTTACCTTCCTGTTTTTCACTACAAACATATCCCTGTACTCTGGCTCATCAGAATCTATTTGCGGTTGGTCGATGCCAAGCCACCATGATGATGACCTTTCGCAGCCTATTGAGTCCGCTGCGTCGGTTAGAACTGGGCATTTATCTCCAGCCGGGCGTCCTTTATGCTCCCGGTTGACCTGAATTAGCGTGAGAACTACGCATTTAAGCTCGACAGCTAATCCTGCGAGCCTTTGTGCGATGTCTCCCTGCTCTAAATCACGCCGTTCGTACTTTGATTTGGTTCTGACTAGCCCAATATAGTCCACCACGATGACTGAAATCGGTTTTTTCATTGCCTGAGTTCGAGCAATGAGCTCAATCTCGTCAATTGTGATACCTGGACGCGTTATTAACTTCACATCTCGACTCATAAGTTGGGCTGCTGCGTTAAAAACCGTCTCTTTCTGAGTGTCTTTCCACCCCGCAACCATTGCGGCATGTCTAGTCACAAGTTTTCCCTTTTGCATCTCTAGGTTGAAGTACAGCGCCTGCTTTTCTGGCATGACTTGCGTTAGATGCTCCATTAAGAACAGAGCAAGGTATGTTTTACCCGTTCCAGAGCGCCCTGCAATGGTCACCATTGCGTCCGCAGGAAATGGAGGCCATGTGTATAGGTTGGTTCTGATAATCGGTTCTGCGCCATCCTGTGAGCTCAGAATCTCATCTATGATGTCCTCGTAAGACTCGCAGTACTCGGCGTTCCTGGAAAGGCTATGTTTTGATATATGCATAATGCCGTCATTTATTCTGTCTACGCAGCTTTGTGCCACATTGTCGTTATCACAGCCGTCAATAATGGATTGCATTGCTATTAACTGTGGGCGAACTGATTTCCATTGCCCCAGGGTTTCTAAGTCCTGCTTGTAAGAGTTGGTTGTGAAGTAACCATCTCCGATAGTTTGCGTGAGCGCGATATAAGCTTCTGAGTCTCCTGGAATAGAACCCAATAAGCTCACCATGTCAAAGTGCCTCTTGTTGTCATAGCATTGCTTGATAAACAGGAAGAGCTCTTTTGTTCCCTGCTGATGAAAGAAGCCTTCGTCAGCTACTGAGAAAACCTCTTGCGCTATGGGGTCATGATGATTCTCTACGCGAAGCAGAGCTCCAAGTAATCTTACCTCTGCGTGAACATCACGCTTTGGTGACTTTATTTTTCTTTTTGTCATGCTGCCATCCGTTGTTTGATTTGTTCGTAAGCTTCCTCAAAGTTGAGCCATCGCGTACATATGTCCATGCGATGAGACATCTTTGTTATTCTGTAATAATCGATAAGTATGGCATTCTCGAGCCATGCCTTAAAGCTTTCTGGGGTAAGAGTGGATTCCCACTTCTCAGATATTTGTTTCAGGTTCCTCTTTATAGCGTTTAACTCGTCTTTATCCACCCCCACTTTTTTGCACCCAAACTCAGCCGTTAAATTATTCCATATCTCGGTGTAAGGGGTTAATTCTTTTGCTAATGGAGAAGTCGGCTTTTTGCTCCGCAAAAGGCCATTCTTTCTTTTAGGTTCTTCTTTTAGATTCAGTGTCCCAATTTCGGTACTGGTACCCGTCCCAATTTCGGTACTGGTAAAACTTTCACCAGACCCAATATTGGTACTGGTTGACCTTGATTGAACATAGGTCAGCCTCATTACGGGGATTTGATTTCTTGCTCCTTTTAACTCGCCTGTGTACTCAATAAAACCTTCTTCGATGAGTTCTTGCCTGTTTACGATAAGTGTTTTCCGGTTTAAGCATGTGTCTTCCTCCATTCGTTTCAGGGATGGCCAACACTCTGCGTCCTCTCCAGCTCTATCGGCTAAGGCGAGGAGTATTATCTTTTTTGTGGAACTGATGTTTTGAAGTTTCCAAGTTGCTCTGGTTGCGTCTACACTCATGGAACAAGTCCTTCTGCTAGTAGTTTAATGGCGACACGAATCCTTTCGTACTTTTCTTCTTGTGAAATTGATTGTGTGGATAGAGTATCAATCCACTTGAGAAATATCTTGAGTTGTTTTCTGCTCATGCAACAAATCCTTATGACGATAGTCCAACTGGATGGTTGACATGCTTGTTTTTTGTGCTAATATTCGCATCATGTTTGGCCGTCCTTATTACGGTTAGATATTCAATGCGCTACGCGCACTCCCTGGCTAGTGGTGGTACACTAGCTTTGGGAGACCACACTATCATTTATTTTCTATGAGATCAAACACTTACAACTGGATAGGTACAACTTATACTCTTTTTATACCTGAACCATACCTTTAATCCATTCATCACAAAAGCCCCTCTAACGTGCTTATAAGCGACTTTATTGAATCTACCCTATCTTTGCCGTACGAAGAGAATATCTCCTCTCCTATGCGTCTATATGAGCCTCCAAGTTGGTCATTACATATCTCGTAGAAGTACATGTATATCTAAATCTCAAATTCTCTACTTTCACTTGTCATCTGGTTTTCCTGCGTAACACTTCTTGCAATGTAAGCCAATGAAATGGCCTCCTTCCGTCCACTCATGGTCGCACTCTAACTCACAGGTATCTGGATTCATGCCGCACTTTTTACACAATGCTTTCCATTTTAGCCTATCTATGAACCCCTTGATGTAATCCGTCACTATCACTTCTGTTTCTCCTAAACAATGTTGGCGCCGTATCGGCGTAATTAGCCCACTTAGTATTTGAGCTCGCTCTTCATCTTTCATCTTTCTGCCGCATTCGTTATTGCAGCCTGGTGAGGCACAAAATGTCTTGTGTCTAAAAGTAATTATCTCCATGCTCCCCATATACCTGTCGGGTGCTCTTTGCACGCCTCTATCAGTTTGCAAAGGAATTTCAAGAATCCGTCATAATCTCCCCATCCATTAGATGGATTAAGTTTACGCATCTCCTCTCTTCTATTTACGAGCTCATGATAAGCGTGCTGAAGCTTTGGAAGAGCCTTCTCTCCTGTCATTCCCTCAATAAAAACCATGCCATCATCTTCCGGGTAAACGGCGTACCACATGGAGCTTACGTTATACGTATAGTTGAACTCCATCCTGTCATCACCCCTATAGCAGTGAGGACATGGATTGATGTTCATGAATAAATCAAGACTCATTCTCGCCTCCATTTAAAGGGTCATTCTGTTTCTGGCGGACAATCCTGAACTCGTAACGATAGAAGTACATATCATTCTCGTCATCTAATGCCATATGAGAAAGGATAGCGGCATGACCTTTCCTGATTAACTCATTAACCGGCTTCTCGGAGTAAGCCTTTTCAACAAAGTCTGGATTACTCCTGTACTGGCTTTCTATCTCAGTGTGATATTCCCAGTCTCCAACCACTTCAATCTTGTTATACAGCGTAGTTTCCAATTGCCACCTCCATTACCCGTCTCTTAGAGAATTCTTCGATTAATCTAACTTTTTGTTCGCAGTTCAGATGGCTTTTCTCCAAAGCCCTCTCGAAAGCTGTCTCAATAATAGCTATACATTGAGCTATTCTACATTCCTCTTTTAGCTTCTCGTTATCAAACATCTCGTCCACTATCTTGATAGCCCTTCTTAACTGAATCATAGTTGACGCAGGCACATATTCTTCCACTCTAACCTCCTACCAGAACTTAATTGCAAAATGCACTATGGTGTACAAGACGCCCACGGGTATGGCTACCTGAATTAGGATGATACTCATAGCAGCTATCATCACGATAAAGCTCCACAAAGCCTCTATAGCGTTATCTAGGAGGTCTCTATTCATCGCTACCCAACTCATACTTGATTAAGCTTCGAAGCCTTTCGTCAACATGCTCCAATCCCTCTAGGTAGCCGACAATTCTTGCTTGCTCCATGTCTGTAAACGGAAAATCATCATCCATCCCGTGAACCTTGCTCTCCAATCTATGTATAATATGCTCTCTTTCCCCGCTTATCTGCTCCCATACCCATTCACGGAAGTCATCAAAGCTCTTTATATTCCCCATCTCCTTCCTCCTTGTCTTCAAATAGCCATTCAACAGCCTGCTGCTTGGTCTTAAACACCTCATCAATGAATCGGCATCGACCATCTTTCATGGTAACGACGCCATCATCTCTTACCCTATTGACAAATGAGTTGTGAACTCGTCCATTCATCACATAATACACCCTATGTCCTTCTGCCCACTTAGTCATGATGCTGCGTTACTCACTGAAATGAAGTTAAATTCCATGTCCTGATACTCTGTTGCCATTGCCTGAACCGCTAGCGCTGGATGGATAGAAAGAACTGGCTTCTGCTCTGTAATGGTATGGCCGTAAGGGTTGTCGTAAGTGAACTCTACGTTGTAGTATTTCCTTGGGAACAATCCTTCTATTTGCTGGATGTGCTTTCTGTAAGCCTTGATTTCGTCGCGAAGCTTTGATATTTCTTTGTTTAAAGCAGAATTAATTTTGGTCAGGTCCTTCTCTTCTTTAACAACTCTTAGCTTAGGCTTAACAAATTTAATCTTTTCTGGGCACTCTATCTTCAGTTTCTCTATGGCCTTAGCAACCGCATCTATTTCTTCTTGGCTAATCGAATGCCTTCTTCTCAGGGCCACCATCTTGTCATACTTGATGCCCATCTTCTGTGTAATGAGTCTTGCTGTAAATCCGGACTCCATTACTAGCTTATCAACTGGACCCCTGCATATTATTTCCCTCATAGCCTTCTCCCTATTTGAATATTGTTTGGATGAAATAACAAAATGCCCCTATCCATCCAGCCCCTAACATCACTACAACAAAATAAATCCATGGGTTATTGTCTTTCATCTATCATTGCGTCCTTTAAGGCGAAGAGGGCGTCAGCAAGAAGTCGAAAAGACCTCACTGACATGACACCATCTAGCCTATGGTTCGCATTAATTAATGCAAGCTCTACTTGGTAAAATGTTCTCTCCAATGCCACTCCTGAATGCTTCCGTTTGTAGGCTCGTAATTCTTCTAGTTCCTTCCTTTCTGCTTCAGTCATTGCTGCCTCATGGTATGTGGTTTATGTCCGCCCTTAATGCGCCATCTGTTAACTTCTCGAGCTTCTTCTGTGAATTAATTGGAACATAACCCTTCTCCATCCAGCTATAGAAGGAGTCAGCAGCCATGCCGGTTCTCTTCTTAAATAGATACCCATTCGTGTAGTATTTTCTGACCTCTTCTATCGTCATTTTGTCTCCTCTGCAAAACATGAAAATAATATACGAGAAAGCTTGACTAGTCAAGGTACCTCGTATAAACTGTCCTTACGTCATTTCCGGCGGATTTAAGAGGATATAGATATGAGAGACGCATTTGATGAAGTGCCTGTAGACAGCGCAAACCGAGTTCAAGACATCGCAAAAACACTCGACATGATTAGCTATGAAATGGCTGAGCTTGCTCGAATCAAAGAAGAGTTGGAAGGGCAGCTCAACGAAATGATTGGTCATCCAGAAGAAGGCCAAAAAACCTATACGCATGGTCGATACAAAATAACCATTACCTCAGGATTCAATTACTCACTTGACAAAGAAGAGTACGAAGTTATCAAAAATAAACTGACCGCATGTTTCAACCCTGTTCGTGAAAGAGTAGCATTTGACCTGGATAAAAACGTTATCCGAGACGCTGAAAAGTACGCCAGTAAAGAGGAGCTCCTATTGCTGTCTACTATTGTCAGCAAAAAACCTAAAAAACTAAATATTCGCATAAGCGCAGGGGTGTAATCATGTTCAAGAATGGAGTTTTACTGACAGGTATTGTTGCGTTAACTGGCTGCTCTACCAATCCTGTCCTCATCACAACAGAGCAAGAATGCGAAGTGACTCACGTCAGGAACAGTCATGGCCATCAGGAGTTTAAACGATGCGCATCATCTACTGTAGTTGATAGGTCAAAGTCAGCAAAAGAACTTGATTTAACACTTAACCAGCGAGGGAGCGAATGAGTGACGTTAAGCTTTGTTCGGTATTTGGATGTGACAACAAACACGTTGCTACTGGATTATGCAACAAGCATTACAGAAGAAAAAAGAGGGGCTCTTCGTTAACGGAGTTGTCTTGGTGTGAGCTATCTCCTCGCGAAAGATTGGAAAAGTTCACAAAGATAAATCCTGATACTGAGTGCTGGATATGGGCTGGAAGCAAAAATAAGAAAGGATATGGGCAGATACATTTCGAAGGAAAAACAAGAATAGCTCACAGGGTTTCGTATGAGATTAATATCGGAGGTATACCAAAGAACATCCTTGTTTGTCATTCATGCGACAACCCATCCTGTATTAACCCATCTCATTTGTTTTTAGGAACAAATCTAGATAATTCGAATGATAAATTTTCCAAAGGAAGAGGCAGGGCGCTCATAGGCCAAGAGAACGGAAATAGTAAACTAAGTACAGATGAAGTGATAAAAATAAAAAGTATGCTTAAAAATAATGAATCTTCTTATTCGATTGCACGCAAATTCAATGTAAAAGGAGAGACCGTATTGAGCATAAAAAACAAACTAACATGGAGTCATATTGATGTCTAATTCTGTACTGATTCTTGGAGAGTCCGGAAGTGGTAAGTCCACCTCCATGAGAAACTTAAATCACAAAGAAACATTTATTATAAATGTAATCTCCAAGCCTCTGCCATTCAAGGGATGGCTATCTAAATACAAAAAATTATCCTCGGATGGGATGGAGGGGAATTATTATGCGACAGACGATAACAATGTAATAAAAAAAATAATTAACCTAGTGAACTCAAAGAGGCCAGATATAAAGACGATTATTCTGGATGACTTTGGGTACACTATATCAAACAGTTTCATGAGAAAGGCTCATCAAAAAGGTTATGACCGGTTTGTGGATATAGCAAAAGACATGTTTGATATCTTGGATATGATTTCAAATCTACGCGATGATTTATTTTGCTTTGTCATGATGCATACAGACACAGACAATCAAGGGAGGTCAAAGCCCCGAACTATCGGTAAAATGATTGATCAGTATATATGCATAGAAGGTAAATTTAGTACTGTAATGCATGCTTGTATTTGCGATGGAGAATACAAATTTTTAACTAATGGTGATAGCTCATTAATGTGTAAATCTCCACTGGGGATGTTCAATCAGTCGCTTATTGATAACGACTTAGAGCAAATCATAAAACAAATCAAAATCTATAACGAAGGAGAGTAACCAATGTCATTTCTTACTTTAACATCTGGAAGTCGGGCTACAGGAAGTGCTGAGGGGGCGTTTGTGTCGCAATTTAGAGTGATACCCAATAACAGTAAGCTTTTAGCAGTCATTAGCAAGTTTGAAAAGAAATCCAACAGCAATGGCCCGTACTGGCAGGTTACTTGGGAAGTTGTTCAGGGTGAATTTAAAGGGCAATCCATATGGCAGTTCCTTTCTCTACATAACCCAAACTACCCAGACCTAGCTGACAGGAACAAAGAGATGTTCGCTCGTATATTTGTGTGTTGCGGAATGGCAATTCCTGAGATAGAGCCAGATGCGTACAAGCTTGCTCAAATGCAAGGCAAAGTATGTGGTATTAAGGTGATTGAGAAGACGTACGAGAAAGACGGTGAAACTAAAGAGAAGAACGAGATTTCCGAGGTACATCCTTCTGATGCTTTCATTGAGGAGATTGGCGTTAAGATGACTCACCACGTCAAGAAGCAATCAAAATCAGCTTATAGCGAGGTCAACCCCCCTCCGTTCCAGGATGACAGCGTCCCGTTTTAAGTAACTCCACTAAAAGGAATTTAGCCATGGACTTATCGAGATTAATACGAGAGGCTGTCAGCAACAGAAAAAAAAACGCCCCTCGCTCATATATAGGATGTTCTACTATTGGCAAATCATGTAAGCGTGCTATTTGGTACGCTTTACATGGGACACCTAAGGATAGCGTGCCACCAGAGCTTCAGATGATATTTGATACCGGAAAGACGCTCGAGAGCATGATTTTAGACTACATAGAGCTTGCCGGCATTCAAGTAACTCGCCCATCTCCTGAGAATCACAACCTGTATTGCTTCGACGATACAAATGCGAAGTTCATGGGTCATCTTGATGGGATTATCTACATCAATAGCTCGCCATGCGTGCTTGAGATTAAGACGATGAAAGACTCCAGGTTCCAATCATTCAAGAAAATAGGGCTGATAGAAGCGCACCCTGAAATTCATTCTCAGCTACAAGCCTACATCGGGATGAAGAGCTATAAGTCCGGTGTGCTGTTAGCAATGAATAAGGACACTCAGGAGCTTCATCATGAATGGGTGGAGTTCGACCCTCACTGCTATGCTGAACTACAAGCCAAAGCAGCAATGATAAAAGACTCACAAGAGCCACCTATGAGGATAAGCAATTCACCATTGTCTCATATTTGCAACCGATGTGAATATAAACGAACCTGTTTCTTGGAGGAATAGTCATGGATGAGGTCAATACGTTTTTAATTGGTCTTGGCGGGGGAATATTGGGCGGCATATTGCTCTGCGTTAACTACTACATGCTTATTATTTCCAAGTCCAGGCAGTACATATCTGCAAAACGCGTGATGAAAGATAGGCTTCTTATCGCGGGACTTGAGCAAGAGATTCATGACATCAAGCAGTATCTAAACGCAATAAAAAAGGAATATTACGCAAATGGCAAGAAGCTTTAGTATTGTTCTCCTTATCGCGCTCTTAACCGGGTGCGATTCCGAAGACCGTTCTAACGTGGAGCGTGGCATTGTAACTGGAGTCGCGGCAGGTGTTGCATCATCTATTGCACATCACGCCATTGCTCATGGGATTAATAAGTTCAAAGAGCGCAGAGCGCAAGGAAGAGGTTTCTCATTCAGGAGGAGGTAGTAGTGGCGGATTGGCTTGGAGATAAAAAGGAAAGGGCGGGCAAAAGAACAGATGCTGAAAAGGAAGTTTACAGGGGGGATAGGCGCATGAGGCGAGCAAGAAAAAATCAGCATATGGCAGATGTTATATCCAAGCTTCCTAATGAGCTTAGAGCGGGTGAGGCAGACAGAAACCCAAGAAACATACTGGAAGATGACTGCTATTGCGACATCTACTATAAAGGCTAGCCAATTACCCTGAGCGTCAAATCAACGACACCCCTAAAGATACACCCTCTTTCAATGTGTATGATGTCAATCTGGCTATCATCATCGTACACATCAGCGTTCTGCAAAGAATCACACAGACACTTTAGTATGTTATCAATATCCCTTCTTCGCCTGTCTGGCGGATAAGCTATAATGGTTAGGCTGAGTCTGTCTTCTTTGCTGAATATGCCTACAAAGCTGCTACATGTAGCAATTGTAGCGTGGCGATAAGCAATCCCTTTTGAGCTGATGAAGTATCTGTTGCCGTTCCTTCGCCAATACGTGTTAGCCGATGGTGGCCATGGGAGCATTAGCTGTATTTTCCGTTCAACATCCTGTTGCATAAATCATCCAATCTTTCCTTACCAATCTGAGTCGCCCATTTTGAGTCTTTCATTTGCGCTACAACTTCTTTGAAATCTTTGTTTTGAGCGGCCTCTATCATCTTCTTGAATCCAAGAAACCTATCGGGCCCAAGATTAAATCGCATCTCAAGCATCACACCCTTTCGGACCATATCAAGTTTATTGTACCAAGTGAAGGTTTCTAGGTGATTCTTACACCCAGTTAAATCGTTACCGAATAGATACATAATTTCATCATCACTAAGGCCTTTCCCGGAGCGTTTATCGATGTTTCTACCTATACCTATTGTTAGGTAGCCAAGGGAGTCAGCGTACGCATATCGCTCTTTGGACTCGTGCTCAATGATTCTCTTCTCAAGTTCAAAGTCATCAGAAAGTGATGCTGGTGGATATAGGCTATTTAGTGACATGAGGCTCCTCATCATCATCCGGGTCTATGATAAGTTTGTTTTCCCACTGGATTTTGTACTTAGTGTCGTCATCTTGTAGTTGGAACACAAGAAATCCACCTAGCAGAAATGCGATAATAGATATAATGAACAATGCAATCTTCATAGCGCCCTCCCTCTGTTATTAGGTGCTAGCCACTAAGGTTTTACCCTTGTGCGGCCAGCTATGTAGAGTGGAAGAACTACACAATTCAAGCTTACTAGATGCCAACTTCAGTTGCAACCTCAACAACGCCCTCAGCAATGTGAGCTGCTCCCTGAAGCACTTCGCCGGCGCCCTCTATAATCTTTTCAGCCCCTGGAGAAAACTTGGTCAGTAACTGTTGAATAGTAGAGTGCTGTCCAAGCAATACGTTGTAATTAGCAATCAATTGTTGCATTTCATCAGAAGCTTTTTTTAATGCCGCTTCAAGTTCCTCGCGTGTAATCATCTCATTTCCTTATCTAGTTGAATGTAAAGCGGGTAGTTTAATACCCGCCAGCATAAATTAGCTAATAACAGTAGCACATGGAATGTAGTACTGAACACCTTCCAATGTAAATGCTATCTTCTGGATTGTTCCACTTAATGTTCCTGAACCGCCAGTGCTAATGTAAGTAGAGCCGTTCAATGCAAGCTCAAATAAATTCGATGCTTTACCGTAAAGATAAATCATAGAGTTTAATGTGGCAGCAGTTGTGTTGGTGCCAGCAAACATACGCATTCCAGTGGCGCTTGTGATAGTACCAGAAGATGCGCCATAATCAGCCCATACAGGAGCTGTTTGACCAGCATTCACAGTAGCAGCGCTGATGTCTAACTGACCGAACAAGCCGGCTGTCCACTCGCTTCCAGATAAAGTTCCAGAAGAAATAACTTTACCCTGGACTCCATATAAGAAACCACCAGATGCACCAACTAATGTCACCACACCACGAACGCCAACTAAGTTACCGCTAGTCATTGTGGTCGCTGTGTTTGTTACAGAACCAGTAACCGCACGAATAGTTCCTGGAGCTGCCAACGCAGTTGAATCAGTAAATACCACAGGAGCGTCGCTGTTGGGAGAAACAAACGACGTGAAGTCAGAGCTAATCTTCATGTAAGAGCTGCCATCAGATGCGGCCAGAGCAACTAAATCTGTAGACAACCATTCCCAAACACCATTGTTTACCGCAGTAGTGTTGTCAATTTGCGCAGTTACATAACCAGTAGCTGTCGCAACCGCTAATGTATCTGTAGTTTTTACTCGAACAACGTTAGGGGCGCTAGTACCCCAGTCTCGAGTGATTGATGTAATAGCCATTATTTTTCCCCTCTTTGAGTATAATCCGATTTATTCTGAGTCATCTTATCTGAATGCAGAACTCTTTCACCTTTCATCTTAACACTAATTACTTCTTTGTGTGGACGGTAACTAGAGGCGCGCATATATAATGGCAGCTCTTGTCTCTCATTCACATTGATTCTCTCTTTAACAGAGTTTCGACCAAAGCTATCTGGAAGAGAGCCTGAGCCTGCTATAACGTCACCTTTAGCCATGATTGTCTCCCTTGTTATTTCATGCAATCTTTTTTGACTTTCTTCTTCAGCATCTTCATGTCTTCTTTCTTGTCGACATGCTTCACTGCCTTGACTTTTTTGCTCATTCCCATCTTTGGCTTATCTTTCATTTCTTCGCTCCTTTTTTCATGCCTTTTAATGTTTCTGCAAGTCGCGCCCTTTGGCCTAACTTGCCGGGAGCTTTAGCAGCCTTCTCAAGCTTCTTTTCAGGTATCTTTTCACCCTTCTTGACGCCGAGTTCTTTATGTAAAGCGCCAGGTTTTTTGATGGCGCCCTGAATCCACTTCTTATTAGCCATTCCTAGCTCCAAATAGCAGTGATGTAATCAACCTCAGGTCCCTTGTCGACGCCAATAAATTGCCTCACTTCATCAAGCTGTCCTGGCTGAAAACTTTGGTAGTTATTTATACGCGATATCTCTATCTCATCTTTAATAATGGATGTCGCCATGTTAATTCTAACTACTTTGTTTATTGGGTCTACCATTTCAATTTGCGGCATTAATGCTTGCTCAGTAATCATTTTATTCCCCTTAAAAATATCGGATATTGAAGGTGTAACGATACTTGGTAATGCACTTATTTTTATTTCCATTTTCTAGTCCTTTAGTTTGTTGTTACAGTACATCCTCGTCCAACCAACGTAGCCGCTGCCGCAATCCCTGCGGCTCCCGGAGCTGATGATGTTCCACCACGTTAAGTTAAGTTTCTCTTTAACGCACTCTAGTTGCAGATATAAAACCATAAATACTTGCGGTATTCACTGAAGTGAAAAGTGGTAAAATACTTAAATAAATGGTAGTTGTTGAGGCCAATAATAACTGTATGGTTGGAACAGCCGAAGATTGTGCGGATGAATCGAATACAATAGCAGCTCCTCCGTAAGATACACCTCCAGTTATTTCCCTATTATTTGACGGGAAAGTTGCTGAAGTGCTGCTAATCCATCCAAAAAAAGCGTTTAATGTGGTTGCCGCGCCTGATAATATCCCAATAGAACCAGTCACAACCCATTGACCAGCTGTTAATGAAACAGAAGTTATATTAACAACTGAACCCGTTGTAATCCCAGTTACAGGCGAAGAAAAATTAACCGCGGAGGATATTATTTCCCCAACACTACCAGCCGCCGCGCTATTATTGGTTGTTGTTCCGATGATGCCGGACGTTGATGTAAAAGCCACGCTCGTAGCTGATGCTGCGCCTAATACTGGAGTTACAAATGTAGGGCTTGTCGTAAGCGATATTGCCCCAGATCCATTAACGCTTACCCCTAATGCAGTACGAACACCCGTACCGAATGGGGTTTGTATCTGATTTGTTGTGCCAGCCATGATAAACCCCTTATGCTAAAATGATTCCAGATGATAACGCCCAATCAATAGACCATACGTTGGCAGCCACATACATCAACTGGATGGAGTCACTGCCTAATGCGCTAGTCGCTGTTCCTGCTGTGGAGCTTGACGTGTCCCCATAGGTAATTGTCTGCCCCGTGTTTGCCTGAATAATCCAAGCGGCACTACTCCGACCTTTAACCTTGATAATATCCCCTATCACAGAGCTTGCACTTGTGGGCAATGAACCCGTGGTGGCTGCTGCATTATTGAAGATATACGCACGTCCCGCCACCATAGCTTGAGTCGTACCAGACACAGAAACGGCCGTTAATCCACCATTTCTAGGTGATGTGACGCCTTGGGGGTTCATTAAAATCCACCCGAGAGTTCCAGTAGTATTTTGTCCGTACACCAGCCATGCCGTTTTAGTAGCTAGTAATGCGCCCGGTGGAACCGCTGAACCATCCATCATGATAATGCCAGTCGGCCCTTGTCCGTTTACTTGTAAAGTTGATGCGCCAGTATTTGTGTTGTCTGGAATGAAATATACTTGCGAGCCATAGCTAGGCGAGAATGAACCTATCCCAGCCCCAAAGTCCAAAGTCACATCATAAGCATTTGCTGCCCCTGCATCGGTAGCAGAGTAATACAAAGCATTTTGCAAATAATTTGCTTGAACATTATTTACGCTTGCATTTAAAAGCATCCAGTAATCTTGCGATTCAGCGTACATTAAATATGACGGCGTAAACCCAGTAATATCGGTTATAGATACAGCTCCACCAGATTGGTTAACAATATTCTTAGTGATGCCGTTAACTGTTAAAGTTGGTGAATTGGTATTGTTCTGATATAAAGCGGTGAACGTAATCAACAACCCATCAGTCAAAGCCCCTACTGCTGGAGTCAAGTTAACGATATACGCATCGGCAACACCTGTATCAACGCCAACGTTAAACGCTGATTGTTGCACCTGTACTTGCGTTGCGTAGGGTGTTAATCCAGAGGTTAAGGCGATAGTTCCAGTTGCATCAGGTAAAGTCCAAGTGCGCGCTGCTCCACTGGCGGCATTTGTTAAGATGTTGTCATAATTCGCTGAGTTATTGTTGGAGCGAATAATCATCGAGCCAAAAGTGGTGTTCGGGGAGAAGGATTGGAAAAAGTTCCCAGCCGCCCCGCTTGATAACCCAGCACTAATACCGCCACTCGCCGATAAACTTGTTGCGGTTATCGCGTTAAATGTAGGGGAGCTAGATGTTAATAACGCCTGGTTTGAAACTTGACTTCGTATTGCCATCATTCACCTTTTAAGCAGTTGTTACACCCGCACTTAATACGCGAGTCACAGACCAAGTTGTATTTGCCACCACGCACACCACCTCAATGGAATCCCATTGGTTAGCAGATGTAATTGTGCCACCAGAAGAAGTTGCTGTTGAGCCAACCTGGATTGTTTGACCGGTGTTTGCTGTTAATACCCATCCACCAGCCCCCAACCCCTGTACAGCTACCATGGCACCTAGAGCTGCCGTTGCTGGAAGCGTGACTGTTGTTTGACCGGCATTCTGAATAACATAGCCAGCGCCAGCTACTGCCGCCTGAGTTGTTCCAGAAACTCCACTCCAATCAGGCCCTTGGTCAGTGGATGCAATAGTAATTGTTCCTGAGCCATTTGTTATGGATATACCTGTTCCTGCCGTCAAAGCGGCAGCGGTGTATGTTGTTCCATTTCCAATCGGAATTTGTCCATTTGTTGGAACAGATGAGCTTCCTGTTCCGCCTAATGATGGGCTCAAAGGGAAGGCAAACGGAGCAATTGGCACATAAAGCGCCTGCCATGATGCCGTCCCTGTTCCTGAAATGGCTATACAGGTAATCAGTAAGCTAGTGTCTTGAATCATGGCTTGGATTGTATTTAATCCAGATGACTGAACGGTAACAATACCTGAAGAGTTGTTAAACACTTGGTAGGTTGTTCCCAGGGATAAAGTGCTCACAACGGGCAGGACTAATGTCTGTGTTGTTGAGCCAGTAAACACAATACCATGAGCACTAGATGCTGTTAGTGTGGTTGTGCCCGCCGCTGTTGCAACAACCACAATGGCGTTCGTTACGTTGTTAAACTTTGGAGTGCTAGTCATGTTTAATGTTTGGTTACTAGCTGAACTATATATGGCCATCTTATTCCCCTTACGCTATGGTGAAGCCAGTAGTTGAAGAAGACAAAATCGACCATGTCGTATTTGCCACCAAACAAACAACAGTAATTGTGTCGTACTGACTTGACGAGGTAACTGTTGTGCCACTTCCTACAGCCGACTGAATAGTGTCTCCTGCCGACGCTGCGAGCACCCATCCTGCGGCACCCAGTCCAGCCACAGATACTATAGAGCCAGCTGGAGCTACTGCCGGCAATGTAACTGTAGTTTGAGCGGCATTTGCTGTGATATAACCCATTCCAACTTCAGCTGCTTGAGTGGTTCCTGATACAATTGTCCAGTTTTCACCCGCGTCAGTGGATGAAATCGTCATTCCAGTCAATTCCTGAGATATCGCAATACCTGAGCCTGCAATTAAAGGGAGTGGCGCTGATGAGAATTGGTCTGACGCCTGCGTGTAAAGGAAGAATCCCCAGTCGTCTGCGTAAGAGATAAGCACATAATCATCCTCTTCCCACTGGAACTGGCCGCCGTTAATTTGCTGGATAACATCATACTGCGTAAATAAGTAACCAGCTGTTGTAATCGTATCAATATCGTCTGTTGCACTGATACGGACAATCGCTGGATTAACCCCGTAATCACGCTTCATAGATGTAATCATGAGCATCCCCTCTTAATAGTATTCAGTAACAATAATTATGCCCGCAGCACCCGTACCACCTACGCCACCGTATGATGTATTCGCGCCGCCAGAGCCGCCAGAGCCAACAGTATAAGCATAGCTTGATGACGGGCTGTCTATGTAAGCCTCCACATATCCACCGGAACCACCGCCACCACCTGAAGATGCCGCAAGAGTAGTTCCTGCGCGCCCACCGCCTCCACCCCCAGCTCCTGTGTTAGCAGCTCCGGCCTGCCCTGCAAATCCGTTAGGACCGCCACCGCCTTGGCCGCCAAAGAAGCTTGCTCCTCCATTACCGCCTGAGGCAGTAAATGAATCGGAAACCGAGTTTGTATTGATGAATGTACCCGGGTCTCCATAAGAGCCGTTGAAAGCAGCGCCATATGCGGGAGAAGACAATGACCCGAAGCCGTATGTTCCGCCGTACGCCCCAAAAGAGCCACCATTTCCTCCTGTACAGCTAATTATTCCACCGCCAAAGCTAGATGTTCCTCCGGTTCCTCCGGTTCCCGCCGTGCTAACACCACCACCACCACCGCCGCCACCACCTCCGACGACTTGAATCTTGATGTAAGATACGCCACCCGGAGTAGTGTATGTGCCACTTCCCGACGTAAATATTTGTTGTGTTGGCGCCGTAGATGAGCCAGACGTTGATGCCTGCCATGTAGGCAGAGCACCTACGCCATTGGACGTTAATACGTAATCTTCAGTTCCTGGTGAAATTGTTGTCGCATTACCGCTTGCGTCCCACGCAAATAAGCTTCCAGCGGTCGCGTCAGCAACTGAAGCTACTGGCAATTGAGAGTAAGTTGATAAGTTACCAGTTCCACTGGAGATTAATGGAAGTCCAACTGTTCCTGGTACAATCGTCGTAACGTTTCCGCCACCATCCCAACTAACCAATGCTCCAGCCGTGTTATCAGCCAATGCGCTCACCGGGATGTTGAGAATTGTGTTGTTATCGAAGTCCAGTGTTTTATTCGTCAACGTCGCAGAGTAAGCGTTCGTTACCACTGTATCTGTGGTTGCTGGGAAAGTTAATGCCGTGCTTCCAGCTATAGCGCTGGCATGCAATGTTGTCGCGCCGCTAGTTGAGCCTTTTAATAGCAGCGTGCTGTCAGCAAATGTCTTTGCGCCAGTGATTTGCTGGCTTGTGGCCAAAGTCACAAATGTATTTGAAGGCTGCGCGAACAACTGAAACTCAATTGGGTCGGTGCCAACAGTAACAACAGTATCTGTTTGAACCCATACGCTTCCGCCATAAGTATTTGTTCCGCTTGGCGGAGGCTTGACCGCAACAATTGTTCCCGGACGAATCTCTGCCGCCGTATCATAATCAGTTGCTCGAGTTAATATGGCCGCCGTAGAGCCGTCTCCAAGCGTTGTAATTGTATAAATTCCATTATCAGCAGTGGCTGTTTGAAATGGGACCAAAACCCTTTGGTTAATGGTTGGGGTTACGCCATCAGCAGTAAACACACCAACAACGTTCATAGTCAGTGTTGCCCCAACTCCTGCTGCGCCATTAGCGTAAGTGGCATTTAAGTTGTCCGTCGTTGAGCACACACATGGGCCGCCGCCAACGGGGATGAACCCGCTAGCGATGGTCGCGACGTATGCTTTAACCGCAGCCTGAGTGGGCACCAGTTCCGCAGAGTCTGCGGAGAAAGTTGGGTCATTCGATACCCCAATGATACCTTGGGTGCTATTCAACTCCCATACGCCCGCACCAGTAGTGTTAAATGAAAATCCACCGTTGGTTTGTGAGTTAATGAAATCGAAGTTGTTAACGTCTAAGTCACCGCCGAGCTTCAATGTTCCGGGGAGAATTAGTGCGGATGGAAGACTAAATACCGGATTGCCGCCCTCAGTGCCATTTGTCACAGCAATCTGGTTAGATGTTCCGGTTAATGTTCGCGAAACCAATGCGCCAGTTGATGTGGTGACCGTTACAAACCCAGTAGATAAGGAGGATAGCGCAAAGCCATTGACCAGCGTCCCATTATTTACCTGTGTAATTATTGTGGAGTTAGCCAAATCCTGGACTGTTTTGCTAACAACACCCGACTGGTCTTGTAACCCAATTAGGGAAGCACCCTCATCAACTAAGTGAGAGGCCAATAAAGCCAATACTTCAGCGACACTTCCTGAGTCATCCAGGATAACCCATTCGGCAAGGAGAGGGTCATAGTACTCGTAAAGCTGGTCAGTTGTGTTAAATCTCAGGCGATAGTACATATCTGATGAAGGTGTTGGCCTAGCAGCAGTTGTTCCTGGAGGCAGGAAAGTCCAAGGGTTATTGAATTTAGCATTGGTGCCGCTATCAAGTCCGACCGTGATTGAATCATTCTTAATGTCTCCGGCGCTCGCAAACTTACTAAATGTTATTGTAGATATCGCCATGACCAATCCTTAGTTAGGGATGCTTCTTATAGAGATTCCAAGCCATGCTGCCGCGTCCGGAGTAATCGCACTCAAAACAGTGCCCCCTACAGCGTATCTTTGCATTCCTGGAACTACAAACTCTACAAAAGGCTGTTGAGTCGCAGTTCCTGCCGATGCAATAGTTGGTGTTACTCCATATCCTATGAAAATATTCGCATTGCTGCTACACCCAAATGTCAAAATAAACTTCTGAGTGTTGTTTCCGGGCAAAGTAACCGCTAAGGCTGTGTTAGTTGCCAGTGTAAGCTGCTCTTCTGTGTCACTAAACCCGATTGATTGGTCAAAGCTACTTGTGTAACGTAATGCCATTTTAAATTCTCCTTATGCCACCAAGCCAAGTCGAGCATCGCATGAATACTGGAATCTAATTATGAGGTATGGTGAGTTAATGTTTGTCACACCTGCACTCACAATAGGAGATGCGGTGTATGCCTCGAACAGTGTTCTCTTGTTTGACAAAGCGACCTGCCTCCAATTCCCAGCCAATGCAACTCCCGGGAAAGTAACTGGTCCACCATTACAGAATAAAACGGCCTGGATATTGTTTGGGTTTCCATCCAAGGAACTGTAGGTTGTAAATAAAGGGCTTTGTGAGCGCTTATATTCCATGAACTCCACCTGCAGTGGTCCAGCATATCCAAATAAGTTTGTGACTCCTGTAAATCCGAGCGGCTGAACGTTATTCTGAATGTTAATGGAGCCTGCAAACGTACTGAAATTATCAGGAAGCAATCCAGGAAGAGTTGTTTTCTCGTAATAGTACCAACACTTTCTGAGCATCTGTTCATAGGTAAGCGTATTAGCACTAATGGCAAATTCATTTGGAACTAATGATGCTTCACTGAAGATTAAAGAGTCAGCAGTTGATGCTTGGCTCATGCTTCCAGTGGTATAAATAACTAATGCGGCGTACATAGTTGCAGTGCTTGCTGCCGGCATTTGCATTCCCTCAAAAACGATATCTTGAAAGCTTGTTGAGTTAGAAAGCGTATAAGTTGGGTCGTTCTTTGGTGTTACTGGAGTCCATCCACTTGAGAATACCGGCGTATCTGCTGTAGCCCATGATGCAATAGGCACTGTCTGGGAAATCGTAGTTGGTGCTGTGCTTCTCCAAATCAACTTCATCTTCACGCCAACTGTTGTTGAATGCGCGGTTGATAGTCTTAAGCTAACCAATGAAGACAGTATCGAGCCCCAGTAGGGCGCCAACGTTGCTGTGTCGATATACTGAATCATTGCAAATTGGTTTGTGCCCGTAACCGCTGTTATAGTAAATCCGAAATTATCAGATGCTGCCGCTTGACTGGTGGCTACGTTGTTACCAGAGGCGCTATTCACATATTGTCTCTGAACAATTACTGTTTGGTCTGCGGTATATTGGTTCACTGCAACGTTCGATGAGGACGTCGTCGTGAACTGCCATGGGTTTTGACCGAAGTTCCACCCTGCGAGAAGGCTGTCTTTAGGCTGAAATAGTATAGAGTTTCTGTAATAGTGGAATGTTTGGTCAATCTGTCTTTCGAGCGTCTCTTGTTCATAGTTAATGACCTCAGCCACGTCTTGTCCAAGTAATTGAACGCTCGTGATAACATACGTGCCAGCAACTTGTAAATTAATTGTAAAGACAGTTGACGCAGTAGCTGCTGGCGATGTATTTGTTGATGCTGGTATTTCAACAGCGCCTAGATAAGATGCAAGCGTAGATGTTAAAACTGTTGTTCCTATAACTTGAACCACATCTGATGTTGATGGATAACTTAATTCTGCTGATATTTGTGCGTTACTCGTATCTGAAGACGCGCTCAAAGCTACCGAAACACCTTCTCCAGCCCATAAAGCTCCGTTGTTCGCAAACGTCTGGCTTAATGTAACTGAGTTTGAGCCCGTAGTAGTGATGCTTAATCCATAAGATGCGTTCGTAGAGTCAGTTGTTGAGCCTGTAAATGTCACCTGGCTGATTGTCATCGCACTGCCGTTGCCGGTTAACGTCCAGCCTGGGGCGATATCTAACGCATCACTAGAGCTAGTTGTTAGGGTTCCGTTGAAGTTTACTAGAGAGAATTGTGGATTGGTAATCTGGTTGGAGGTTTGTGCCGCTGTTTCTCCTCCAGTTCCACTTCCGTCTCCCTGGGGGACGTAGTTTTGTATCAAGTAAACCAGATTATCGGATTGGCTATTGCCATCCCTAATCTCTAATCGGTAGACAGAGTTTTTATCCCAGTACATGTTATTAGGAAGCGTTCCGTTAGCTAAGAACTGGATTGGGTTAACCCAGGGAACATTACCTTGATAATCTTGATAGATGGTTGCAGGAAGATAAGGGAGCGTGTTTTGCAGGACGAACATAAAATACGAGTCGTCTAGCTGTTGGCCCACTAAGTCAACAAACGACCATACAGGATTTATCCCTCTTTCTAGCATCGCCATGCCCCACATTCAAAGTCCCTATCATGACATTATCATACGCTTTTTTGGGCGTTTTTCATACCATAATAGGTTGATCAATTAATATCTTTGTGCTATATTTTTATCCACTAATATCCGTGGAAGAATATTATGCACTTTAACCTAATAGAATTAATGCTTATTGTAATGGTGGTCTTTGTATTTGGCGCCTCCGAAGATTAACTCTTCTATTTAAAAAAGTCCTTTCCTTCTGTGAACCCAATCCCAGAGAGCGCCCCTCCGGCAAGCACGCCAAGTCCTCTCTTAATCCATGGGTGGTGTAAAAACAGTCCTGGGTATCGCCTGGATAGCTCAATCATGAATTGGTCATCCTTTCTAAGCTCTTTTACTGCCGTAGCTGGCCTCTTTGTTCCTTGCTCAACTTCTGTTATAGGCTCTAATCTGCGATATGGAACTACATTTTCTCGATATTGATTAGATAATTGTGCGTAATCTCGAGCAAGATGAGGCCTTGAGCCAAAGGCGTTTTCATTAAACATAGCTTCTTGAATTTGTCTTCTGGAGTCCTGGGCCGCCCTGTAAACTCTATTTTGAGTAGGCGTTAATCCGCCTCTTCTATCTATAGAGTCAAGATGCCTCAACAGTGACCCTAATTCACTTTGCGCCCAATGAGCATTTTCAATGGTTGGATTTTGCAAATAATTATTTAACGATTCATTATGTCTAGCAGTTGTATGTCTAGTGATATATGGCGCATTCTCCGCGGTTTCTCTGAGTGGAATTGCATGATTGACGCCCTCATTAGAAGCTCTTTCAAATAAATTTGAATAATCTTGAGCAGCCTGCGCTGTTCTTTGTGCTTTGTGCTGAGATATCCTATTAACAATTCCTCTTGATGTAACTGGCGGGATAGCTCTTCCAGCTAATCTTGCTAATGGCCCCCCGGCAATAGCTAACGGCGCTACTCTCAATAACTCATCTCCTGGCTCATACCCTTCTGGCCCAACACGCTGAGCTGTATCTCTTGGTAGAATTGACTCAGGCACTCTGAGGCTCGGAGTTCCCTGTGACCACAGTCCTTTCCTAACCATGTAGTCACGGAGCTCGCCGGGTTTCTGTGCCGCCTCCGCAAGACCTGCCCAGACGTTTCTAGTAGCCCTTGGAACTTGACCCCTCGCTAGCTCAGGATAAAAGTTAATCGCCTGTCGTCCTGCTCCAAATGCTTGCCCCGGTAAATCAAGGAGAGCTCCGGGAAGACCTGAAAGGGCTTGCTTTCCAGCTCCATAAATATCTTTAATAACCCCAGGGAGCCCCATCGTCTCTTGCTCTTGTTGCATCGGCTCCATTTCTTGCTGAGAAGGAGCGCTAGGAGCAAGTCCCTTTATTTTATATTGGGGGGGTGTCTGATTTGCTAACCCCTTAATTCGATACTCAGCCATTACATAGCTCCTTTTGCCTTAGCATCTGCATAAGTCATGGTTTCTTCGCCATTGGGCCCCTCTACAATAACCATATCTGTATCTTTGTAGGTTTGCGCGGAAGGTGTATGGCCATTACCAAGGTCTATAAGTTTCCTGGAGTTTTCGATAGCCTCTATCGTTTCTTTTTCCATGGCCTTAATCTTACCAAGTGCAACTTTTGCATTTTCCCCAAAAGAAGCCTTTCCAGCTAATGCTGTTTTCAAAGCCAATTGGTTTCCACGCTGAGACAGCTTTCCTTCGGTGGCCGGCAATGTGTCGATGATAATCTTATTGAACTTCCCAACATCCTCGTCATTGGCGAACCTAGAAGACAATCCTGGATATAGCTTACCAAATAAGTGTGGCTTATCAGTCGCAATCCTTTTGAGTTCTCTAATGTTTTCTAGAGTCGTCATTAGATGTGGCAAATCCTTCTCTGCAGAATCTTTCTCTTTTCGCGCTTGCTCTTGAGCTTTGACCTTTAGTTTCTCTTCTTCTTTCTGTCTTGTGGTCTCAACTTCCCGCATCTGCTTCTGCTGAGGAGATTCTTTGTTCATGAAATCCAAATCAATGCCAGCATTCTTAAGCATAGCTCTAGCCATTGGGTTCTTTGCCAGCGCTTCCCAGTTAGGTCCTTTTGGAGCTGTTTGCGACGGGGCTTGTTGTTGCGAAGCCATAGGATTGTTCTCTATGGTTCCGCCATTCCAAGTGCCATCAGGATTTTGCATATCCCCGACATCTCCACCCCATCCAGGGGCGCCCTGTCTGTTAGGCATTCCTTGGTCAACAGGGCTTTGTCCTCCCATATCTGATGACTGCCCTGAAATCATCTCCATCATCTTCTGGAAGTAATTGGATTGAGCCTCTGGATTGTATTTAAGCTCATTCATCATGTGCGCATCTTGGAGCGCCTGAAGTTGTGGCTGAAGCATAGCTTGAGCTCTAGCGCCAGCAGCTCCTTGCAATCCAATAGATGACTTATGGTAGTTAACCATGTCGTTAATCTTTTGCTGCTCGAGGCCGGCTTGTCTTATCCGATTGAAGATATCATTGAAGCCTTTTGTGCCTTCAGTGAGATAATCAACTGGCGTTCTGCCGATTGGAATTAACCCAGTTAGTGCCATGATTAATACCCTCCATAACTTTGTGGTGGCGTGTACATGCCGTATCCTGGCGAACCTTGTTGTGGTGCCCAGGCTCCTCTACCCATTCCACCCTGACCCATTCCGCCTGTTAGATATTGTAATCCGCCCTGACCCAAGCTGCTTAGTAATTGCATAAGCATATTTGAGCCGGCATTCTGTCCACCAAAGGTTAACCCTGCTTGGGTATTCCCTTGATTAATAGAGTTCTGTCCCATTTGTCCTGCGGCATTCATCCCATTATTTGCTTGCCCGGTTCCAATGCCAATGCCCGTGAGATACTTTTGCATTAAGTCATTCATGTACTGCTGTCTATCGGCATTCATGATGTTGGTTGAGCCTTGCTGGAGGTTTCCAAGCGCAGCACTTGACCCAAGAAGACCCATTGAGCCGGCAGCATTCATGCCTGAGTCCATGGCTTGCGTCTGTAGCTGTTTGGCATAAGGACTCATTTCATACCCTTCTGCCCACTGATTCTGTAAGTCAGCTGGATTTGAGAGATTGTTTCTTTGGTCTGTAAGCCAGTTGTTGGCGCCTTGGCCGCTTTGATTATACGGGTCTAAGTAGCCTTGAGCTTGATTGTAGCCTGCTTGTGACTGAGCTGCTGCTTTATCATAAGCCCTTTTTGGATGTAGCAAATTTGATAACCAACTCATGATATTCCCCTTATTTATGCAACAACCAGTCCGCCAACCGATAAGAAATAGCTTACTGACCATGTCGTATTTTCTGTAATACACATTACCATTATTGTGTCGTATCGATTCGAGCTAGCCAACGAGCCTCCGGAGCTTGTTGCTCCTGAATCAATATGTATTACCTGTCCTGCATTTGCCTGTAGCACCCATCCACCTGAGCCATTGCCTTGAATCGCAACCTTATCCCCTGGCTCAGCAGAAGTCGGTAAGGTTACCGTGGTCAGCGATGAGCTCGTGGGAATAAACCCTGAGTTCGGCAGTGCTTGTTGAGCGATATCACTTGTCGTGAACATCTGAACAATTGACGACTGTATCTCTTCAAGCGTTGTATTTAGCGTATCTACAAGTGTTGAGAGCCATCTCTGGAGCTCAAACGTTAAGTTATTCCCTTGTAGCGGTACGGCATCAATTCTTTGCAGAAGAGTCGAAATAGAAGCCATTACGATTGGCCTCCACTTGAGCGCTCAACTAAGTGAATTCCTCCCAGTATCACAATGGGTGAAGGACTCACGCAAACTAATTTATAACATCTGTTTCTAGATAACCCGCATTGGTACCAGCGCATTCTCCAGGAGTAAACGCCTAACTGGCTAAACTCTAAAGTATCTACAGTGTAGAAGCTCACACCACCATCATCTGATACGAATAGCTCGATGCTTGGCTTAAACAACTTATTGTATGTGGTGTCATCTAGTGATGGCTGATTGGTGCCATCCTGAATAATGTATGTCTGCCCATCCTCAGCCACCATGTAAACGGTATCTAAATCCGTTGGCTCTTCTTTAACGATGAATGTCGTGTTAATGAATGGCGCATCAGAGTTAATGAACGTTTGCTCGCCCCATACGAAGTCAATCTGAACCCATTTTGTGACGAACTCACTGTAATCTTCCTCGGAATAGATGGGAGTAACGAGCTCATAACGCATTGGGTAAGACAGGTATGCGTCTATCGCCTGACCATTAGACTGGTCTGGATTTCTAAGCTCATTCACATACACATTTCCAGCCATAATATAGAGCGTGTCTTGCCCCAATACGCTAACTAAATGGTAGTTATTAAAGAAGACATGGTCATGAATCAAGTTCCTGTCGCCATCAAGCTCTATTCTTCTAGCCCAAGTTCCTGTATCAAAGTTGTATTCAAGAGAAGCCGCTGATTCATTAATCAGTAACTGTCCATTTGTTTCTTCAAAGCCTGCCGAGATACGGTAAAATATCGAGTCCTCGTATTGGTATAGGAAGCCAGATGCTGTTTCTATCAGAAAGGGTGCCGCAGGGCTGTTTGTGGCCGACTGTTGAAGCAATACGTTAATCGCTTGTGTAGAAATTGGCTTCGGCATCTGGCCATCAGAAGACATAAATGTTACGAGCCCATTTCTATTCTGAGCAAGCCATACCATTCTTCCGAAGTCCACATCAACAGAATACGGGTCAGCTAATCCATAATCCCACTCATAACTTGTGTTCTTCTTCCAGGGAAACTGTGTAGTTGCTGTGGTAGTCTGTATAGTACTTGGAACGTTTGTCCAAATACCCGTCGTAAAGTCAGTAAAGATGTATAGTTGATTGTGCAGGGTTTTCATCTGCTGAATAACCCCGGACTCCTGGGCAAACACTGCTTGACCACCAACACCACTAGGCACTGTAAATAAAGTAGCAGCGTTAAATGTTCCTGTATCTGTATCGGCGCAGTTCACCTGAGTTAACCTAAACTCCGAGCTATTGCCTGCTGAAACTACGAATCTATTTCCAAATGCTGCCACATAAGTTGGCCGAGGAGGTACGTTAGTATCAGTGATTGTGGTCATTGTTGGTGGACTAACTGATTCATTGATGATGTAGCAGTTAATGCCGTCTGTAAGCATGCAAAATACTGCCTGAGTCTGCGTGTCAGCAGTAGCGCCCTGTATTAATGGCAAGAAATCAAACCAAACAGGTGTAGCGGTTTGAGTAAAGTCACTGTTACTTAGTAAAATACTGTTCCACGTCTTGCTAACCTGGTAAACATTTCGCCCAACAATGACATACATAAAGTTAATGGACTTAAATATTGCTCTTGGAAAGCCATTAAACTGCAAAAGATTCACATTATTGACCGAAAGATGCTTTCTTCCCATGGCAGGGTACATAGCCATCTGTCTTTTACCAGTGGGGGCTTGCGTCAAGTACCAGTTAGCACAATCCTGTGGAGAAAATTGCAGGAATCTCTGTCTATCGTAGTAGGTGAATATGTTAAGCGGCTTTATGGGCATAGTTAAATCCCCGCTCGTACGCGCCACGCACCGTTTAGCCAGCTTTCTTGGTTAATATTGATGTCTAAGTTGACTGGAGATACGCCAATCATGGAAGCCCTGAGCTTCATGTAGCTATCTTCAAGCTTCTCAGTCCATGCTTCAGAGCGCCCAGTGAAGTCTGCTAAGTACTTCGCAATGGCATACATAAAGAATAACTGATAATAAGTAGGGAGTGATGACATGTCATCGTTTATGCTAAATGCAAATAACTGAAACTTTCCGAAGAAAGATAGCTTATATACCTGGCTTGGCGCTGGAAATATCTGGCATGTTGTAACGTTAGTTCCTGGAACCACAATGATGTACCTAGGAAGCCCCGCTAATGGCTCGTATTTGTAGCTCGAATAGAACTCAGTACGCTTCTCATCAATCAATGGGTAGGTTACGCCATCCAGTGTTAGCCATGCGTTCTCTAGGCTTGCTAAACGCCCTTCTGAAGTGATATCTGGTGTGGGCGTGTAATCAGGCTGCCCAAAGGTAACAAATTGCTGCCCAATGCCAATGGTGTAATCAACCTGCTTCTCAACAGTAAGCATCAGTGTTGTACCGCTATACTCATTCAGGAGGGTATTTAAGATTCGGAGCGCTTGGCTCTGAGTTCTATCTGGCATCGTTGTTGTTGGGGAGTTCGCACTAATCAACTGATAGCAGTCGTTTAAGAAATCTCTTACCGTGATTGTGGGCTGTGACATTTCTTACCCCCTTTACGCTTGATGGAAACGACTTTCGCGTCTTCTAATTCCATCGAATTCGAGGGAATATCCGATTTATCTGCAAACCATACGCCACTAGAAATTAAATCACTAAATTCTTGATAGCTTTTCGCTAACCTTTCGCCTGCGCTGTTGTACACAAAAGCACAAAAATACTCTCTCGAGACCCATCTTCCGCGATACAAAACTTGAGTGTCCATTGGTTTACTCATAACCTTCCTCGAAAGATAACGTGCCCGTGCTTTCGCAGAGGGACACGCCATTGTTGTTCGCTGTTCGCGAACCACGAACATTAACTCATTACAGTTACAGCAAACTCTGGGTTAATTGCAACACCCGCGATAATGTCGAGTCGGTCTAACTGAACGTAGTTACGGATGTCAGCACCTAGTGTATAGGTCATTGCCATCTTATACAGGTCACTGTAAGTCGTTACTGCTTCGACACCACCCTTCAATTCAGTGATTGGAGGAGCTGCGAAGATAATCGCTTGGTTGTGGAATGCAATTGACTCGTTATGGTCATCTGCAAGCAACAATTGAGCACCGTTAGGAATCGCGCCACTGATGTTCTGACGAGCACCAGAGATAACTATCGTTGGACTAACAGTTACTGTGGCATTACCACCACTATCAGATACCGTATCACCGACCACAACGAATTGCGCAGTTTGAGTTAAGTCCTCGTATGTCAATGGGTTAACCATGTAAACGCCGGCACTAGAAGCAAATTGAATCTTGTCACCATTGTAGAATGCAGTTGTACTAGCAACCAATCCTGTTAATACGAAAGTGTTTCCGCCAGTAATAGGACCGTTAGTAATAGTACCTGCCAACTTAAATCCAGCTGGGGGCGAGCCACCAGTTTGACCAGCGCCTGCGATTTGACGTTTCAAGAAGTTAGTCTTGAAGAAATCAAAGCCAGATAAGTGACCAATGAATCCATCCATTAACGCGCCACGGTTAACAGTCATGTTAAACACGGTGTATAAGTCATTGGATAAAGTTGCAGACACGGCCGGGCTATTCGCGAAGTAACGGTTACCGTCTTCTGGAATACCTAATTCAGTCATGTAGGCATCAGTATTCAATACTGTTTGGAAGTCAATGGGGACGCCTGGAGTACCAGTTGTTTGGTAAACAGCAGGTTGCAAGTTCTGTGTACAAATGAACTTCTCAACGTTGTTCGCAAGAATCTTAGCCCTCGGCTTCAACATCATATCCAAGTATGGTTGGTCGCGGGCGCGGTCAAATGTTAACTCCATGCCGTTGAAAGAAACCATTGAGTGGAATTGTGTATCGATTGTTAAAGGACGAACTACTTGAACAACTGCTTCATCAGTTGCTGTAGCACCATATCCACCTAAGAAGCGCTCTTCTAAACGGTAGTTAATGGTTTGGCCAGTTGCGTACTTTAAGTTGCGGAAATCTGCTTCTAAGTTACGGTTACTGACTTTTGCGAAATTAAGATAGTTAATGTAACGAATAAATACTTCGTCTAAGATATACTGTGTCGTCTGAAATATATTGCTCATAGCGTTTCACTCCGCCAATGAATTATAAATCCCATTTCTGGGCCCTATTTTCACTGCCGGTGGAAGCAATATATACGCACCATATTTGTCAGACGGATGACTTTTACGCGTCAGAATAAGTTTACAACTAAAAAATAGGATAGTAAATGAGCGAAATATGTAAAGTAGAAGGCTGCGGCAAGCCAAAAGATAAATCTCAGGGCTCGAGCATGTGCACAATGCACAGAGTTAGATGGTCTAGGCATAAGTCGCATGATTTGCCGGCAAAGCCAGGGCTTCCAGATGGTGTGTCTAAGATTTGCAAAAGGCACGGGAATCTAACTAGAGATGAGGTTTATTTAAACGGCAAAAATGCTCAATACCAGTGTAGGCATTGCAAAAAAGAGGCATTTATTAGATACAAAGAAAAAAACTCAAATAAAAAAAACACAAGGAATTTTATTCATGTCGGTGGATACCAGAATAGAATAGTAGTGCATGTAAACAAATATGAAGAGCTAGCACTGAAGCAAAATAATTTATGTAAAATATGCAAATCCCCAGAAACAATGGTCAATAATAAAAGAGGGGTGGTAAAGCGTTTGGCTATAGACCATTGCCACAAAACAAACAAGATAAGGGGATTGCTTTGTCATCACTGCAATGTGTCCCTAGGCGGATTTAAGGATTCGATTGAGCTTCTAAAAGCCGCCATAGAGTATTTACAGGAAAATTCTTAACGCGCACGCTCTTTGCGCATTCTTCGCTCTTCGCCAAGAAGCTTGTCATCAATATTCCAAGTTCGCTCTTTCTTCTCAGCCACATCACCTTTAACGGCCTCAATTGGCTTTGGTGCTGAAGTAGTTTGTGTTCTTGCTTTGCGCATGCGTTCATCCAATCTGCCAAGCTCTAACGCTCTCACTTGGTCATTGGCTATCTTTGAGATTCGCTCAAGTTCCTGGGGCTGTGTTTTGGCTGCCGCATAGATGAAAGCTGCTGGGTCAGTCATTCCTTGCGTTGCCATCACCATATCTGGCGTAATGGGTTTCCCAAATACAACTGATTCAAAGTCAGCATATTTTGATGCTCCCTCGTTAAACTTAATCTCGAACTCTGCTTGCTGACGGGCGGCTTGTTGTCTGTGCTGGATTTCACGCTGCTGCTGCTCTCGAGTTGTGAGACGATGGTCGATAAACTGTTCAAGCTGAGCTTCCCAATTAGTATCATCACTAACGTTGGCAGGAGGATTATCATTACTAGGCACTTTCTGTCGAAGCTCTTCCATCTCCTGTCGTAATCTAAGCATCTCAGCTTCATGCTTCCTTGCTTGTTTAGAGAGCCTTTCACGTACAGCTGCGTTTTCCATCGGAACTTCGTTGCCATAATCATCAACCTCAACCTCAGGCGCCACTTCCTTTGGCTCTTCGGTGTTAATTGTTTCACGTGGAACATCTTCCGATTCTGGCTCTGAAACTTCTGCTTCAGGCTCCGGTGTTAATTCATCTCTTTGGCTTACATCAATTAATGGCTCTTTGTGCGCGTTAGGAGAGACATAATCAGCCTCTACCTGTACCAACAAATCATCAATGTTGCTTAGATTCGACATGTTTACTCCCTGTGTTTTTGTTGCGTCATCTTGGTGTGTTCTGATGAAGCGTGCGTTAATAGTCGAACTAGGTTGTTAGCGTGAGCGATTGACTCATCACTCTGTGTGCGGCCTGTCTCTGCTAAATAGCGCAATTCCATTTCCATCAATTCTGCTGCTGCGGCCTTTCTTTGGTCTTCAAGTTGATGCCACTTCAATTGCATTTCCTGCTCAGATAGCTGTGCGTCCATAGCAAGCTTCTGTTTCTTCTGCTCAAGGTCAGCCTCTTTGAGCTGTAGCTCTTTCATCTTCGCAATAAACATCGGGTCAGGCTGCG